TTCGCGCCCGTTCTGAAACGCGGGTTTCTCCAGTTTGGAGAATAATCCCTCCTTGCGGAGTCGCGCCTGATATTCGGGGTCGCCAAGGGTAAGCTCACGACGGGGGGCGTTAGCCTCCTGCCGCTCCATCAAATCCGCCAGACGGGTCATCACCTGGGCGTTGCTCGGTTCGTCTTTGGGCTGCTCAACTTTGGGCATACAGTTCCTCTAGGGGTTGTGCGCTCGACACGGGCGCAGTGGTGAGAAGATGACGGAGTCCCACGGTATCGGCCGTCCGGTGCCGGCGCTCGCCGGCGAATTCCTCGGGGAGGGCCATGTAGTTATGACCAGGACTCAGGGATATCCCGCACGTCACGACAGAGTCAGCCCCCGCCATGAGGGCCAGACACGCCGCCGCGACCCCAGAGGATAAACAATAGGCGTCGTCCAGGTCTGTGATCCCGGCCCATTGCCCAATCCGCGCACGGTCGCCCATGCCGATCTCTGTGGCCTGATCCCAGGTCGTCCCCTGTGCCGCGAGTCTCGCCGTGGTGTGTTCGGACTGGTCGCGCATGAAGATCACGAGGTGCCCCACGTGCCGCCCCGCCGACTGCGCGAGCATCTGGGCGTGGCACCATCTCCGGGCGTCTGACCACGTATCGACATAGGGACCGTCCGTGTAACGCCGCCCATTCGTGATATAGACATCCACATCGGGCGCACTGGCGATCCCTCCATTCACCGCCAGAATCAGATCAGACGGTGTCCGCGTGATCGCTGCGAGGTCATCCCCCACCGTAGGAGACGACCCGACAACGAGAACCCGACGGCCCGTGAACGCCAGCCCACGAAGCCGTCGGAGTGTGCCCGCAAACGCACTGACTAACGTCAGCACGTCGTGTTACGTCGTCGGCTCCAGAATGCCCATCAGCATCGGGTACTGAATCTGGAAGGTCGCCACGCCCCCCGAATCAGATGATCGTGCGATGGCCCCGAGGATTCGACTCCCCTGCACCGCCGCATCGTCCACACTCCCCGCCGTCGAGGTCGAGTAGACGTGGCCGTTATCGGCAATCGTCCCCGACGTGCCGGTGAACTTCCCGGCGAGGCCATACCAGCCCCAGTTGCTCGCCACAATCGCCGCGCTGGCAATCGCACACGGGCCAAGCGTGGCCGCGAGTGTTCTGGTGGAGGCGAAGACTTCGTCATACGCGACCCAGTCATTCGCCACGGTCGAGGCCACCCCCGCGAGGTAGATGTACTCGTTACCGAGTTCGTCAAACGACCGCGCCCCGAGGGCGTTGCGCTGTGTCGTGTGAATGTCGCCGGGGTTCCCGACGACGCCCATACGTGATCCGGTCAAAAAGGCCATGACGTCCCCTTACGTGAAGAGCACGCCGCCGCGTGCGCGGTTCCGGGTTGCCAACTGTGCCACGCTGAAGATCTTCATGTTCATCATCGCGGCGTTGATGTGCTCCACCGGGGTCCGGCGCTGCCTCCAGGCAGACTTGACCACAAAGAGGCACGTGTCGTGGGTGTTATACATCCACGCGCTGTCAGTCGAACTCTGGCCCGAGAAGATGTAGTCAGCCTGCTTGAACTGCAACGCCTTAAACCCACCCGAGGCCGTCCCCGCGTTGTTCACGAAGCGCTGATTCGGCGTGAGCGCCGCCTCATACGAGGCATGAAGCGTCGCGCTCCCAACCACCACATTCGGCTGACGACCCGAGCTGCCGAAGGAGCACGAGTTCCACAGCGTCGTGTAGTCCGCGAGCAGGGTGGCCCCGGTGTCCGTGCCCCAGTCCTTGTACTGGTTCTTGAACCACGTCTCCGTCCCCGACACGATGGTGCCCACGGTGCCCGTGCCGTCCTCGGTGAACAGATCGACCAGCGTGTTGAATCCGTCCGTGCCTCCAGTCGCGGCGAAGAAGGCCGTTTCCAGGGTGCGGTCGTGCGTGGTCAGCGCGTTATCCACGATCGACGACACGAGATCAACCTTCTGGCTTTTCTCGGAGTTGACCGCTTCGTCGAACATCGTCCAGTTCACGGGGACCACCAGCGGCACCATCGAATAGGATGCAGCCGTGAGAATCTCCGTTTTGCTGGTGCCCGTCGCGGTGCTGTCCGTGGCGAGAAAGTCCGCCGCGGGGTTCGACTGGTAATCGAGGGTGAGCTGGAGCGTTGCGCCGCCGTTGATCCGCTTGACGCCGCCGATCTTCTCCAGATGCTTCAGAAAACTGGAGTCACTCCAATTATCTGCCGCCTTGTTGCGTTCGTTGACCACATCATCGTAGGTCGATGCGACCAGCTGTGTGAATGGGATAGCCATGGGGCTGTACCTCCTAATGAATAAGGTTGTCCGTCCATCTCGGAAAGGCCCGAGTCAGCCAACCCTGCACTAGGTAGCAGGCGCCCATGAATGTGGAGAGGGGCACATTCAACCCCGTGAGTATCTTACGCCTCAGCGTTCAGCGTGTCAAGAGGCTTCGACGTTCCTCCGGGCGATATGTTCCGTAGACGGCCCCACCCCCGTGAGGTCCGCGATACCGTCGTTCTCCTCCGCTTGCCTACGCAGCCCCTCGATCACCGGGAGCGACACGCCGTATTTCCTGAGAATCTCGATGGTGCTGGCGTCGAACACCACGTAGTTGCTGGTGCCCTCACCGGCTGCGCGGGAGCCTTGGTCCAGATACTTGATGCCGGGGATGCCGGCCAACTGCCGAGTAGCGGCGATGTCGTCTACCTCTCTCCCGACTGACGTATACGCATCCCCGCGATCCATGTGCGACATCGCGTTATAGGCTCCACCGCCTGTCTTGTCGTACTGCCTCCCGTACGAATCTGTCAGCGTGTGCTCGTCCTTTGACCACACACCACGAGCCTCTAAGCCTTTATCTATTTCGCCTTTCACTCTTGCGCTCTGCTGACTCAGGGGCGCGTCCCAGTCGAGGAAGTCGGCGGGATCGGCGTGGATGTTGACTTCGTAGGTGCGGCCACGCTCAGGTAGTTTTAGGCGATCCCATAAACTCCCAGCAGGCCCGGATAAGGCTACTTCCCCGCCCTCTTGGTGCAATTTCAACGCTGCTCTAATCTGTGCAGCCCCGTCATCTCCGATAGTGCGACGAGCTAAGTCCTCAACTCCAAGAGTCGTCAACTCTGTCGGCTTGCCTCCATACATTGAGGTGCCGGACGGATCATATCGGTACGTGCCCATGAGTGGGTTATTCCCCGGAGACAACGCCTCCTTATACCCCGCCGCCACCCCCTCATTCTCCGCAAAATACAGCCCATGCCCGTAGGCTTGCGCCCCCTCACCCGTGCCGATGTTCTCCGACCGGAACCGGCCCATCGGTGCCCCCGGTTCCGGCGCAAAGTCATGCGGGGAGCCGTGATACGCCTTGATCGGGTTCGCCACTCTGTTCGTCAGCACCTCGGCGGCCGCTTTCGCGGGGGTAAATGACGGCCGCACGAAGGCGTAATTTTTGTCGCCCAGTTTCGTCGCTAAACCTCTATCCACGAAGCTGTCCCACATAGATACCGCATCTGGGGTCATTTCGTGAACTGTCTCTCCAGTCATCAGCGTACGCGGCCCCGTTGAACGCAACGGGTTGCCAGTCGCCTCAAGACTTCTCGCGTTTATGTCTGAATACGCTCGCGATGCTATCCCCTGACGCTGCAACTCATCAGGGACGAGGGCATTGCGAACCACAAACCCATCGGGAGACTCATGGACGGTGAACATTGGCCCTCGTCGGGCCTTCGCTAACTCAGGCGCGCCAAGCGTGTCGTAAGCTGAGAAATTACCCTCCGGAGTAGCGAACGATCGGACGTTATTGGCCGTTTTGTTCGTCAGCACCTCGGCGGCCGCTTTCGCGGGGGTTTGGAATGGCTGCTTGGTTGCCACCAAATCTGCTGGCAATAAATACTCTATCGCGCCCTTGCCGCCCCCGACATTTACCCGCGCATACGTCTCTGCCAGTTCAGACGGCGCATCGACCGTGTACGTTGTGTGGCCTGCTACCCCGTGCCCGTAGTCGGCGGCATTAGATAGATCGTCGGAGAACAGCCGCCCTCGCTCGCTGCGGAATGAATCGTATTGTTCTGGCGTCAGGTGCTTTTTTAACCATTCACCCTGATCCCCTAAGTCGTTTGCTTCCACGCGATATAATCGCTTCGTCAGCACCTCGGCGGCCGCTTTCGCGGGGGTTTGCAAGGGGGCCATTAACTGAGAGGCCCGGAGGTACGCCGACGCGAGTGACGGATCAACATGAAACGTGGCGAGGTATTCACTTGGGCTTGATATGTCACCAGCCCCGATAGCCTCACGGATGTCGGTCACGATCCCCCTCGCGTTTTGCGACCCTCCCCCAGACGCCCGGTATTGACTCGGCAACATGTCTACAATCTCACGTTCGTCTATAGGGGGAAGGTCTTTTATCGCCCTCCCACCACTGAGGGGCATCCCAGACTCGCGGACGACGACAGCCGGGACATTGCTTGCTTGTAATTCGTGCGCCGCCCCCAGTCTGTGTTGCCCTTCAAGCACGTACGCGCCATCCGGCCCTCTGACGACAATCAAAGGGTCCATCCTTCTCGATTCCCTGATCGTCTGCGACAGTTCCGCCGTCCGCTTCGCCTCACTCACAGAATACGACAATGGACGATCCCCGAGATCGCTCAATGGCACCGACTGTAACCCCGGCTCTACGACGTAGCCCCGGTCAAGGGACGACTCCAACGAACCCATATTTGACACGTCTTCGCCAGAAATGAAGGGACCCATGTCATCCCCTGCCTTTATGGCCTTGAATGATATGGTCGGCTTCTTCGTCAGCACCCGCGCGGCCGCTTTCGCGGGGGTTTGCAAGGGGGCCATCAGCCCGAGGACTTGACTCTGCGGGTCCTCGACACCTGCCGCTTTCGCCAAGGATCGGAAGACATCCTGCCAACTGGTCGTATTACTCCCCCGGTGGGCTTGCCCCTGATCGGGTTGTGGCTCAGGGTTGAGCCACGCTTTGAGCCAGCCGGGTGTCGGATCAGGGTAAATCGGCATTTACTGCACCGTGTGACGCTGATAGAGCAGAATGTCCCGCACGGACGCCTCCACCGCGCGGGGCGAGCGCCCCGACACCCGTGACTTGACCCCGTGCGTCAGCCGGTAGGAGACGAGAATGGTGAACATGGGCGAGTCTACCACTAACCGCCCCGCTCCAGCCGCGCCAACGTCTTCGCCGCGATGTCCGACGTGCTCACCGTCCCCGTCCTCGGGGCGTCTGTCGGGCCACGGGAGACAGAGGTGCCTTTCGGGGCGGTGTTGAGTTCTGCGAGGATTCTCGCTCGCATCGCCTTGTCGTTTTCCGCGAATCTCGGGGCCGATATCTTCAGATACGCCCCCTCTAACGTCAACCTCGGGCGCTGTCCGGCCGCCCTCGCGGCGGTGCTGTCGGCTTCGAGTGCCCCTAAGACTTCCTGCTGGAACGGCGTCAAGGAGCCGTCCTGCGCCATACTGCCAAAGAGGGGCCACGTCTGCGCCTCCTGCATCTGGGTGGACATGGTCTGGTGGAGTTGCTGCTCGAACGCCTGCCGCTCCGTCCGCTGGCCCGCCGCCTTCTCCCGGTCGGTGAAGGGCTGGAGACGGGTATCGATCTCCTTCATCGACTGCCGACGGTCCCATTCTCTCACCGCTCGCATGCCCTCAAGGGAAAAGGTCTTCTGCCCGTTCCCGAGGTCGAGATCGGGGCCGGGTTCGGGGTCGTCGTCTCGGGCGGGTTCAGCCGGCGCCGCTGGTGGTTCAAGGAACACCTTATACCGGGTGTCGATGGAGGCCAGTTCCGTCAGAAACGCCCGAGGATCGCCCGTCACCCCTTGCTGAAGCTCTGCCAGTTGCCCCCGCGAGGTCTTCAGCTCCGTTTCGAGCGTGGTGCGCTGGAGGTCAAACGCCTCCCGTCCCTTGCGGAGGCCGTTCTCGATGATCCGCCGGACTTTCGGCTTCGGAATGCGCTGCTTCTCGTCCTTGTCGTATCCGGCATCCAGCATGAGCTGATCGGCCTCGGACACTGCCTTTTCCGGTTCAGGGGCGGGGTCGGCCTTCGCAGGGTCGGCCGGTTCAGCCACGGTGTCTACCGCTGCGGGGGCCTCGGCGGCCTGTTCGGGGTCTGCGTGTTCGGCCTGTTCGGCCTCGTCAAACGCCTCGATCACCGCTTCGGCGGCTTCTGACGTGGTGCTGATCGGGTCTACGTCGCTGATCGGATCACTCGGGGTGCTGCTAACTGGTTCGTCCATTTATGCTCTCCTTTGTTTCTGTAATTTCACGCGCCGATGCGCTGTCGCCCTACAGAGGTCAGAACAGTATCTCGCCCCATATCGACGCCCAACGATCGATATCAGACATTCCACGCATTTCCTGTGATCTGCCGGATACGGTTCCCCGCACACTGGACAGAAACGCCATGCGCGACGGGTACCAATGGTGCAACACCGCATCTATGCTCTCCTTCGTCGTCGGCCGGAGCCTTCTTGCATCCAGCGCATCCATTCGGGTTCGTCTTTCGTGGCTTCATGGGCCGTGAAACTCAGCACGCCGCTGGAAATAGCCCAATACGCCAAGGCCACAATCCAATGATCAAAGCGATGATTGGCCATTTTCCGGGGGTTTTTCTCGTCCCAGCGCATCTTCGGGAGGTATTTTGCCAACTGGGGGCACCCAGGTTCATAAATTTGGAGTCTGGGCACGCCCGGTTCGACTTCTTCCCCTAAGAGGCCGTGAATGGCGTCCGCATAGAGCACCCGGTCGTTAATCGAGCACTCAATCGGGACGCCGTGCATTTCCAACGTATCCCTGACCGTCACCGTGTCCGATCCCGTCCTGACGTCAATCACCGGGTCGGCGTAGGTCATGACCACCGTCCCATCCGTGAGTTCACGGGTGGTCTCCTGCATCTTCGCCGCGAGATCCTTGGCAATGGTGCGGAACCACGTCTCTTCACGGACCACAATCGCCCGCTTCCCCAGCACCGCAATCCACAAACACGCCGCAGGATCAGGAAAATAGCCCATGTCAAAGGCCCGATAGACCTGCATCCACGGAATCTGCAACAAGGGCACCCCGCTCACCGTCGGCAGCTCCTGAATGTAGTGATACGGCACCTCGTCACGGGTCTTCTCCACCGTAAACAGCGTCCGCGCCTCCATCCGGACCCCGTCGAGCCACGCCTTCCGGTAATGCTCCGGTAACCCCGCAAACTGCTTCCGATACTCATCCGGGTCAATACTGGGGTTATCTTGGAGCCGCAACTCAAGGGCTAAGAAGTCCTCCGGGTGGTATTCCGGGTCGTGCTCCACGTCCTGATCGACGAAATACTGCCAAATTTCCTCAATCGACTCGCCAATCGGGTTCCCGCCGTAAATCGACAGCACCCGAAACGCCGCCGGCGACCCGTCCGCCTGCTTGGGTACCCGCAAACTCGGCCCGATCAGACGCAAATACTCCCACTTGATCTGCGGGGCCTCATCCACAAACAACGCCGCCGCCTCCGCCCCCACAATCTTCTCCACATCCTCTTCCGTCTCGCACTGGCTGTAAAAGCCCAGCGACCCATTCCCGTAATCAAGAATGTGATCCCCCTTGTGATACGTCCCCCCCAGCAGCCGCGCCTCCTTCCCCACATAGATCAGGTGGTTTTTCTGCAAGTCAGGGAAATTCCGACGCGCAATCACATACTTAAACCCCGGAAACGCCAGCGCACACCCATGAAAGAACATCCGCACGAGGAAACTCTTCCCCCCGCCACGGTTCCCCCACAGAAACACGTTCCGCGCCACGTCCCCCGCCCCCGCCACGCGCTCCCGCAACAGCGCCAAGACCTCCACCTGCTTCCCAGGGTGAGGGTCGAACAGCACCGCGTCATCGACGATAAAGGCGTAGGGAGAAGGCATTTACAGGGCGTCCAGCCGATTATTGAGTCTCCACCGTGTACAGAATCGCATTTTTGCTAGCAGATACGCACATTCGAGGTTTTCGCGCAGCCACGCTTTCGGCCCCCAGGACGCACACAGATGGGGTTTGGGGGAGGGAAACAGGGGGACGGAGGGTAAAAACAATTTAACCCAGGGGGCCTAAACCCAAACCCCAGGCCCCAGGAAACCCACACCCCCCCACCCGCTTCACCTTCGCTTTCGCCTTTTGTTCGGGCCTATTCGTGTCGCTCGTTCGGCTGTAAGTTGTTGATACCATTGGACTTAGCCAAAACAACGTCGCATAATAGACATTATGTTAACTTTCACCAGGGTTCCTAGGGCGCACACCCCAAACCCTGTAACCTACTGAACCCAAGGGGGTTAACCCGGGTGCGCCAATTTCTTGACGACTCGAGGGAGAAAGCGCCAATCTTTTGACACACGAGGCGAGGGCGGCGAAGAAGGTCACCCCTCACGTTCTGCCTTGTTCAAAACGGTGCCTCTCCCTATCACAGTAGCCCTATAGAGCGCCCAGCAGTCTCTACAGCATTCGGTGGGTCTGTCTGTCCCTGTGTAGCCTGGGTGTGCTGTGCAGGGCGTCTTCAAGCCCTCTCGCCTTCATGCCGTAAATGCATGGTGTCCATCTGTCTGTGTTATGGGTTGAGTGCTGGTGTGACCACTTCGACTGCCGTGGCCTCGATAGCTGGCTGCTCTGGGGCTTGCAGGAAGCCGATATTGACCGTCACCCCTGAGACGTGGCCTTGGTGGCTTGATCGGACCTTGGCTTGCACCACTTCACCGATGCCGCCTCGGTCGAGCAGGTCGGCGCCGGCCTTGACGGCAGCACTGAGGTTCTCGGACTGTGTCGCGGTCTTCAGCATGTTAGCCAAGATCGGATCGACCATCGCCGCAATCCGTCTAGCAGCGGCCTCTCGGACCTCTTTAAGCGTGGCGCCGTGTGTCGGACAGACCGTGGTGCCCTTCGTGTGATACTTCCGGCACGGCAGTCCTGTGCGGTGGCTGAAGCCTGAACAGTGCCAGTCCTTGCGCTGTGACTCAGCCAGGGCGATCTCCTCGGGGGTGGCTCTGCGGAGTCCTGGGTCGTCTCGGCTTTTGGCTGTCAGCATCACCTGCTGAAGCGCCAAGAGGGAGGCAGCGGTGTCATCTGGCATTGCCCACCCTTGCCCTAACTTCCCGGAAGAGGTTCTCGACACCATGTGACGCCATAGGGCGCGGGATCTTCTCTTCCCCTGGTCGGGCAAACGCTGGTAGCCCCGCCCGCTGGCGCCCCTTGTAAAACTCTATCGCCTTCGTTGTGACCGCCTCTGTCGGGGAGGCACCGCCCAATAACGACCGCACTTCCCCCCCTGTGAGCGTCGGGACCAGTAGCGGTAGTTGAGCCTCTACACCGTCATCAAACGACACCCCGATCGTCAACTCGCTTGACACGCCTCCGTCTGGGCGTGCCAATGGGCCGAAATATCCCTCGCCCTTCGGTGTGCCATCTGCGCGCATTCCAAATTTGGGGCTATGTGACGAAACAGGGCGCAAAAATTCGTATTTAGGCATCGGGTGCCCCCGTCACTTTGATCGTCCCGGCGTCCTCGGTGGTGGACTCGTCCCCAACCGTCCGCTGGATGATCCGGTGGTAGCTCGTGTCTTCGAGGTAGACGATGATCTCTTCGGAGCACTCCGGGGACTGCCTGAGCTGCACCTTGACCCGGCGATCGTCCATCGCAATCACGTCTCGTCCATCTTCGGCGCTGAATTGCAGCTCGTGGCCGTTGCGGAACCGGAAGTCGAAGTCGTAGATCACGACGCTCATATCATCGTCCCCACGCGGGCTTCGTAGTCTGTGCGCTTCTGGAGTCGCACATTCGCGATGGCGTCACCGATCAAGGTGAGGCTCGTCTCAGCCAGTGCGCCGTTCAGTTGTGTGCGGAGTCGGTGCATTTCGTATCCGTCAAGGGATCGATGGGTCGGCCAGCCAGCCCAGACCGTCGGATGGGCAGTACACCACGCCATCAATTCTATCATACGCGGCGTATATTTCGACTTGATCCTGCGCTCATGCCGGGTATGTGTCAAGCGTTTCCGGGGGTTCATGGCCTACTTCTTCGCCAGACACGTCCGGCAGATCTCGCAGTAGAACAGGATCGGGCAGTCGGCGCAGAGCGTGGGCTAGAACTCATCGGTTCCTCCGTTCAGCGCTTGCCGTGGTTCTGGCATCTCATGGCGCTCGGCCTCTAGCGTATCGAGGGCCGTAAACAACTCCTCAGCGCATTCCCGTTTCTGGCGTGATGAGTCAGTCCAGTAATGGGCATCGAAACTGGCGTCCTCTAGCCATTCCTTCGCCAGTTTCCGCAGCGGGTGTGGCGTCCCTGTCTGGTTACTCATGTCTCCCCCCTCG